GATAGTGCGCTTTCTGCCGCTATAACAGAACTCCGTATTATCAACACAGTTAAAAAACTATGAGGACTCTTATCGTTGTCTTTTGTTTTTTCTTGTTAGCTGTAGAAATTTCATTTCCTGTAGGTGCAGTTACTACTCCTCAAATAGATGAGATTGAGATAATGATGGCGAAAATCAAGAGCAACTTGCAGATGGCATCTCAAGTAACTCAAATGGCACAGGCTAAAAGTGCAGCACTTGTTGCACAAAAGCAAGAGGAGAAAGCTGAATTGAAAGAAGCCGTTGTTGTTGCTGAGGCAAAGGTAGAAGAAGTCAAACACGTGGTGGAAGAAATGGAGCACAAGGTTGAATTTTACGCTGTTAAAATGATTGGCAGTGGCGTTGACACCTCTTATCAAGAAGTTAGTTTCGGAGGCCCAATATACGAGGCTTACTTGAACTACGTTGAAGAGGGAGGAAAAGAAGAGTTTGATTATTTCAGAATGTATATATGGCAGCAAAAGTAAAATCAAGCAAAGAGGCTGCCAAGTGGAAGCCAAAGGCACCAATCAAAAGACCGGGTGTTGTTTCTAAGAAGAAGAGCTCTTCATTAAAGACTAGTAAGAACTACGTTAAAAAATACCGATCACAGGGAAGAAAATGAAAGATGCTTGCTACACAAAGGTCAAGGCCAAGTACGCTGTGTTCCCTTCTGCGAGGGCATCACAAGCAATTGCCAAGTGTAGAAAGTCATCTGGAAACGTAAAAAAGACAAAGGCAGGTTCAGATCTAAAAAGATGGGGAGCAGAGAAGTGGGTAGACACCAAGAGCGGTAAAGCCTGTGGTGCTGGTGGTAAGAATGAGTATTGCCGTCCGTCAAAAAGAGTTTCATCAAAAACCCCAGTAACCAAATCAGAATTAAGTCCATCTAAATTGGCTGCAAAGAAAGCAGAGAAATCAAGAGTTGGTATGGGTAAAAGAGTTACTAACATCAAAAAGAAATGATTGGCGGATTCCTATTTGGGTTATTATTTGTTACCTTTACAATAGGAATGTCCTACATCATTGGAGAATACATAGATAAAAAAGATGGCAAAAAATAAAATCATAGCAAAGAATAAAAGACCAGCTTCAAACAAAGCCACAGGACGCGATTACAGCTACGATAAAGAGTATCAGAAGGGCAAGGTATCATATCGTCAAGAACTTAACGCAGAGGCCCGCAAAAAGGGTATTTATGGCAAGAGAGCAGCCAAGGGTGTTGACCTCTCACACAAGAAAGATGGAAAGATGGTATTAGAAAAGAAAAGTACCAATCGTGCCCGTCAGGGAAGTAATGGTAAGTCTACCAAGAAGTCCTAAAAAGAAACCTCTCTCCAAACTTTCATCGCTTTTCCATTCTGATAAATAATCATTGGGATTGTTTTCTTCTGAGGTGCAGCATCAACTTTCTTCTTGAGTTTCTCCATCATATCCTTGTGATAAATTTCACAACCAACAATCGCATCCAACAAATCCGTATTCTCTGTGATGTAAACCTTCGCTTCTTCGATTATCTGCATTATATAAACAGACTCAAAGTTTTTCCTCAAGTAATCAATCAAGTAAGCATTTGCCCTCTCTGCGGTGTGGTCATTCTTATACCAACCGTAAGGTCTGTCTTTACTAAAGAATGTTTTGCCTAAGTTTCTTGGAGAAGGAGCCAGTAGATCTTGGCGATTGTTTGTTCGGTATGTATCCAAGATAACGCCACCTCGGTTAATCTCAATCATAACCTTAGCACCACCAAAGTAATCCTGTAGGTTGATGTTGTTGCTCATGATTAAATCAGGGTCAGCAGCACGTTCTTTGTAGAATCCAACGTATGTATTAGTGTCTAAGTTCTTGATTGCTATACAGTTATCAGAACCATCTCCCAGCTTAGATGAGATGAATGGAATCGGGTCCATCCCTGCGATGTATTTGTGATTTGGATTGTATCTTTCCAGAAGTGTAAACTTTCCTTCTTTGTCAGGCTTAACTTGGAGTTCGCCACTCATGTCCTTGTAGATGATACATTTTTCAATCGGTGGGGGCTCAGATAAAAGAATCCTCTCTTGCTGATTTAATTTATGAATAACATCCACAGGTAAAGCACCATGAGATGTAGAAGAAAACACTTCATTGATATCCAACGGATACTGCTTAATAAAAGAATTCAAGAACGACTTATCTTCAATCCTATCTAACTTCTCACGAGTCTTATTAATCCACTCGGTTGCACCTTCAATATCAGAATAGCCATTAGGACAGAAGTTAAGAATCTTTCCTGTCTCTCTACCATTCTCATCAATCTCAGGGGCTTCCATGATACCCATATTTCCAGGAAGGAATACAGTCAACAGATTCAAGTTCTCTGCGTTCTTCCAAAGGTTGTTTGCAAGTTTCTGCCCCACACTAGTTGATTCTCCTGCGCTTCCACCTATGACGATTGGCGCTACCTTGATAAAACCAGATTTTACACTGGCCTGAGCTGATTTATAAACCTGATCGGCTTTACTATGCAACATACACTCATCAATCAATACGTGCATCGCGCGATACGCCTCAAGTGAAGTGGGAACGTCCTGTGTTTCTCTTGTTATAATCTGAGAATCCAATCCGCTAATCTCACCAGTCTTTTGGTCTTTTACGCCCATGTGTAAATATCCGACTTGTCGAGTTGAGATAATATCAGGCTTGATATAAGGATTCAGATTGTCATAAATGATTCTTGTCTTTTCTTTGAATAGAGTTTCCAAACGAGTTTTATCCGCACTTGTAATCAGCGAAGTGGAGCCTGGGTTCATAAGGGCAATCCACATTGGAGCAATTCCTCCAAAAATTAACGATAGACCAATCTCTCGCCTCTTTGTTACAAATAAGTCATGGTTTGTATTTCTTGCATTTATGTACGCTTCGTAAATTAATTCATCTACGTCTCTCCAGATGGGACGTTTTCTAAATCCTCTGGCATCTTTAATCATGCATTGTGTGAGTGCAAAATAGTGAATGCCGGTTAGACCAAACTTTCCTTCGTGCCAATTCTCCATTTCATTACCCCACCAAATATCTTTTTCTTTATTTGTTGCGTGTGGATCTAATCCATATTTACTAAACCATTCGTTATATTCGAACCTTGGTAGTTTCTTGTTTTCTATAATCTCAATCATAACCGTTTAGCAGATGAAATCCTATCCAAAAATGATACGCTTTCGTCAACAATATCTTTTTCGGGATATGCCTCTAACTTAGCCAATTTCAATGACTTATTAATCTTATCTCCTGCTTGCAATAGTTGAAAAATACCCTTTTGGTATTCGTCGTCAAGATTTAGGGTCTTGTCCTTTACAGCATCCATTAACTGTTTTGAAGCAGATACCAGCGTAGAATAGAAGTCTTTAGCAGGGTCTGAGTCCTGTAACCTTATTCTTTCGATAGCATCTGCTTCAGATATTCTATTTTCCTTTAGGAACTTTTGGAGTTTTTCCATCTTTAATAGATTTGATCTTTTTCTTTTGGTTTTCTATTTGCTTCTGTGCTTTGTTTTTAGCCTCATCATTCTGAGTCTGCTCATAGAATTCCCACCAACCGAAAAGTTTTTCAAGTTCTTTTACTTCGTTATTTATATTCGCCATAAGTTTATTGCTGTTTTCCAAAATTCTAAATCAAATTCAAGCATGTCTCCCTCAAGTATTTCCCACTTCAAAGACTTAACTAGTTTGAAAAGGTTTGCCAATGCGTGTAGCTGTGCTACTGAAGGGTTGCTTACATATTTATACTCTCCGTTTACTCCTCCGTGAATTGCTAGGTGAATTTCGGTCTGAGGCCTCAGAACATGAATCTTTCCCTCTCTATCAAGAAAGTGGGTAAACAAATCTTCTTTGTGTCCCAATCCTCCTATGTGATAAGTAGGAGTGTCAAGTTTAGGCTTCTTTCTAGCATACTCCAAGACCTCAGTAGCAACTAATCTATCTTCGGGTCTTGTGTATGTCCAATAGACGTAGAGTTTCATAACTTAGACCATGCTGGAGGTTGTGCATATGCCGAGTCGGGGTGAACAAACTCTTCGTTTGATGAGTTGTGTTGAATCATTTTACTCAAATACCATTGGGCTTTTTTCAAATCTTCAAGTCCACCTTTTTCCTCAAACCGCCAAATGTATTTAAGAATGTTAGCGGTGCACACCGCATCCAATCCTTTTTTATTAACTGTGGCGGCTTCAATTGCATCGATTGCCTCGATTTTGCCTTGTCTATAGTGTGATGGGTTAATGTTGTCTTTCATATTACAAAATTTTGCCGTTGATAATCTTAAAGTTTTCTACGTGAAAAGAAAGGTCTTCGTTTACGGTTACATACGCGAATCCGTTTGCCCATTTAGTGAAAGCATAGGGGCGATAGTCGGGACTCAAATTACAAAGACAACCCATTGACCAAACTCCAACCTGCTCACCTCGTAGGTTACTTTCAGAGTGGTGAGAAACTTGGTGGTAATGACCCACTATTGTTGACGCTTTTGCTTTCAGGAACATACCACGAGCAGGGTTTACGGGTGAGAATACACTCTCTCCCAACTCGTGCCCATGAAGGACTGTTAATTTGCCTAAATTAATCATCTCTCTATTCACAGGAATGATTCTGTATTCCTCTAATCGCAACAATGACTCCAAACTGATGTCATTTAAATCAGCCAGCTCTCGTGCATTTCTCAACACATAGGCACGCATGCGCTCCTCGTGGTTTCCTATCTTGTAGAAAATGGCTTGTGTTGGGAACAGCTCTCTCAGGTATTGAAAGAAGTTTCTTCCCATTTCTAATTCTTCTGAAATCTTGGGTCTCCGAATCTCCTTAGAGAAACGAGATACATCGTAACAATCCAAGATATCACCATTAAGAATAATTGTATCTACTTCATGAGACACCCCATATTCCAAAGCAGCAGCAAGTGCATCTTCGTCATGGAAGGGCAAGTGGATATCAGAAAGAATCAGATACTTTCCCTTACCTAAATTCACAGGCTCCATGTTTTCAGCCTTAGATACGATGTTCAGTTTTGCTAATCCCTCTTTTACAGTTGAGTGTTGTATTTCAGTGACATGCCCGGCAGAAATTACATTTTTTAGGTGGTCTTTTCCGCTGGCTCCTTTATAATATCGAATTGTTGAGCGTGCCATTTCAACGTCAGCAAATAATCCTTCCTCTCGTGTAAAAATCATACTTGCCAATGTTCTGTTTGGCAAGTCAGGAAATTGTGCGATATAGCTCAATACTATATCTTGCTTTGTGCTTTTCATTTCTTTATGAATATGGTTGCAATGATACCAATTAAAAACGAAATAACCAAGTACCACCAATTGATGATTTCTTTGGTGTGAATTCTTCCTGGAACCTTTACCTCGTAAGGTATTGTATCTCTGTAAGTTATGGTATCGGGCTTAACTGTTACTCCGAAGAAATCACCTCTCCTTTCGATGATCAATTTTTCGGTCTCAATAATAGTATCGTGTTCAATTATAAATGAATCTTTATACTCAGGCACCGGTACTTTAACTTCTCTGATGATTGTATCCTTTACGATTACCGTATCGGTTTCGACTAAATACGGATATTTGCGTATCAAACGGTCATATCTTTTCTTCGGAGTGCCACACGAAATTACCGTAATGCACATTGCGATAAATATTGTTCTTTTCATAGTGCAAATATAAGGTTTATACTTACATATCTACTATAAACAAAAACCCACACTACTGTCAAATAATGTGGGTCTTCTCGGATAATTACCGAATTGTGTCCAGTAAATTTACATAAAAACTGGACTTACGACACCTCGCATCCCGCACCACCACAAGCGGCTTGGTCATTGAGCTTTGTGTTGTCGCTAATTTCTACAATATTTGCGACATTAAGTTCAGATAGTCCCTTGCTTAATGTTGTGTATTGTTCCTCAGTAATCGTCTCAAATGGAGTCTGTTGGTATGAACCCAAATCTTCAGGAAGAAAAGACAGACCGTTGTAGAAGTTTTGATTATCCCACAACCACTCGCCTACTTCTGCCCACTCATCTTGCTTGATGGTTACAGTTGCACTTACGTTGTGTGTATTGTTTCCTTTCTTGTGTCCTGGATTAATCCAATTCTCGTGTAAGTACTTCACCCTTTCCAAAAATGACAGGGCGGTCTCAGACTCTCTTGTAATTGCTCCCTTTGGTGCAGCCACAGGAATAGAGATAACCGATT